TCATTGCAGGTTCAACAGCATTTTATTTAAGATTTAGAGAACAGTACAAATTAAGACAACAAATTAAAGGACAGTTTGGTAAATATCTTGATCCAAGAATGGTTAAGAAGTTACAAGACAATCCAGAACTTTGTCAGGTAAATGGTAAAAGAGTTGATTGTTCTATTATATTTACAGACCTCAGAGGTTTTACTAGTTTATCAGAGTCAGTAGAACCTGAAATGGTAACGTACATAATGAATTCTGTATTAGATGTACAAGTACAAGCAGCTAATAAATATTTTGGTTGTACTGATAAGTTTATTGGAGATGCTGGTATGTTTCATTGGAATACAATTATTCCACAAGATGATCATCATAATCTTGCTTTACAGGCTGCAAAAGAGATAGAAAAGAATATTGACCAGTTAAACATTAAATTTTCAGAAGAAGACATACCTAAAGTTGCTATAGGAATAGGTGTAAATTCAGGAGTTTGCATAGCTGGTAACTTTGGTGCAACAGATAGGTTTGCTTTTAGTCTTATTGGTGATCCTTGTAATGTAGCTGCTAGATTAGAATCAAGCACTAAGGTTGCTGGAGTAGGAGTTTTGATAGGCGAAGAAACTGCCAAATATAGTGATTTTAAGCTACAATTATTAGAACCTATAGAAGTTAAAGGTAAAGCTAAACCACTACAGGTTTATACATGGGCATAAGATATGAGTAAAGTTTTAATAGGTATCATTGCAGTTATGACAATAATTGGATATTTTCTTTGGAATGAAAATTCAAGATTATCTGCTTTAAATCAAGCATTTGAATTAAGAGATCAAGAACAGAAAGCTGCTATTGAATCTTTGCAAAGTGATTTTAAATTGCAAACAGAAGGCTTATTAGAAATACAAAGCAAAAATCAATCTATACAGTTAGAAATGTCTAGATACTTAGATATATTTAAAAGACATGATCTAACAAAACTTGCAGCAGCTAAACCATCTTTGCTAGAACCAAGGGTAAATAAAGGAACAAAGAATGTATTTGATAGTATTGAAGAAGACAGTCGCAGCATTGATGATCTTGATGATGGTCTACAGTTGCAGTCTGTTTCCAAGTAAACAAAACGTACAAATAACTACTAAGCCTTTAGAAAGGCAAATAGTACAACCTGTTATGCCAAGGCAGATTGATTTAAAAGAGCCATATTGGTATGTAGTTTCTGATAAAAATGTAGATGAGTTTCTATCAAGAGTAGAAAAAGAACATGGACAAATAGTTTTTTTTGCTATGTCTGTACCTGATTATGAAATCATGTCATACAATATGCAGGAGTTAAAAAGATATATAAATGAACTTAAACAAGTTGTTGTCTATTATAAAAAGGTTACTACAAATAAACCTGATACAGGGGAGTAATATGAATATATCNCAAGAAGGAATAGCTCTAATAAAGAAGTTTGAAGGTTGTGAACTAGAAGCATATAGAGACTCAGTAAATGTTTTNACAATTGGNTACGGNCATACNAAANATGTTAANGANGGCGATANGATAAANCAAGACGAAGCAGAACATCTATTACAAGAAGAAATGCCTGAATATGAAGGCTATATNAATGATATGGTTAAAGTGCCNTTAAAACAGAACCAATTCGATGCTTTAGTTTGTTGGGTTTATAACTTAGGACCAACTAATCTTGGTGAGTCAACATTACTAAAATTACTTAACGCAGGTGATTATCATACAACACCATCACAAATTAAAAGATGGAACAAAGCTGGAGGAGAAACATTGCAAGGATTAATTAGACGAAGAGAAGCAGAAGCATTGCTTTTTGAAGGCAAGGAATGGATTGAGGTCTAGAATGCCTTTAGCTAAATATGTTTTCAAACCAGGAATAAATAAAGAAGGAACTAACTACTCTAATGAAGGTGGTTGGTTTGATGCTGATAAAGTTAGGTTTCGTAAAGGAAGACCTGAAAAAATAGCAGGTTGGGAAAAGAATACTTTAAGTACTTTTCAAGGAACTTGTAGGAGCTTACATTCTTATAGAGATCAAGGACAAACAGATTATGTAGGAGTAGGTACGAATTTAAAATATTTTCTTAAACAAGGTGATAACTTTAATGATATAACTCCTATAAGAAAAACAAGCACAAATTCAATAACTTTTGCAGCAACAAATGGTTCTTCTACTATAACTGTAACTGATTCAAGTCATGGTGCAGAAACAGGAGATTTTGTTACATTTGCACAAGCAGTAAGTTTAGGTGGATTAATAACAGCAGATGTTTTAAATCAAGAATATGAAATATTAAAAACTTTAACTACTAATACATACACGATAACAGCTAAAGATACATCAGGCAATACAGTCACAGCAAACTCAGATGATGATGATAATGGTGGTTCAGCAGTAGATGGTTCTTATCAAATAAGTGTTGGTTTAGATGTATTTGTAAAAGGAACAGGTTGGGGTGCAGATACTTGGGGTGCAGGTACATTTGGTTCGGTAAGTCCTATATCAGCTTCTAGTCAGTTAAGATTATGGTCACAAGATAATTTTGGTGATGATCTAATATCTTGCATAAGAGGTGGAGGTATATTTCTTTGGGATGAAAGTGCTGGTGCAACACAAAGAGCAGTAGCTTTTTCAGATTTATCAGGTGCAAGTAATCCTCCTATAATAGCTTTACAAATAATGATGTCAGACGTAGATAAACATATTATTTGTTTCGGAGCTAATACTATAGGTGCATCAACAGCAGACCCTTTGTTAGTAAGGTGGTCAGATAAAGAAAGTTCTATTGATTGGACACCTACATCAACTAATCAAGCTGGTGGTGTACAGCTATCACAAGGCTCTACAATTATTGGTGCATTACGCACGAGACAAGAAATACTTATATGGACTGATGTAGGTATAGTATCTATGCGTTTTGTAGGTGAACCATTTATATTTTCTTTTTCAGAAGTAGCACAAGGTCCTTCACTTATAGCACCTAATGCAGCAGTTAATGCCAATAACAGAGTTTATTTTATGGATAGGGGTGGATTTTATTCTTACTCAGGAAATGCACAAAGACTGGCTTGTACTGTATTAGATCATATATATTCAGATATAAATCTAAGTCAACAATTTAAAATATTTGGAACATCAAATGAAAACAATAATGAAGTCATTTGGTTTTATCCTTCAGCTAATAGTTTAGAAATAGATAAATATGTTATTTATAATTATTTAGAAAATACATGGTCTATAGGAACTACATCTGATGGCTTTACAAGAACTGCATGGATAGAAGCACCTTCATTAGATTTTCCATTAGCTGCTGCTAAAACAACAGGCACTAATACTAACTATCTCTACAATCAAGAAGTAGGACATAGTAATGATGGTGCAGCATTTACTGCTTACATAGAGTCTAGTGATTTTGATTTAGCTCCAGACGGAGAAAGATTTACATTTATATCTAAATTAATACCTGATATTGAATTTAGGGATCAACAATCAACAAGTGATAGTGTTACTTTTACTATTAAAGGTAGAGATTATCCTTTACAAGATTTATCTACTTTACAAACTATAAACGTAACACCAGCCTCTACATTTGAAAATACAAGAGCTAGAACTAGACAAGCAGCTATGCGTATATCTAATTCATCTAGTGATTATGGATGGAGATTAGGAGATTTAAGATTGGAAATTAGACCAGACGGAAAAAGATAATGGCTCAAATAAAAACAGTACCATTACCAGCACCAGATATAGAATATGATTCTAATAATGAAGCAGTTACAAGAAGAACAATAGAACAAGCAATAGAAAGTATAAATACAAAAATTACTAATATACAAAGATTACAAGATTCAGTTACTAGTAAGTCTGTTATACGCAAACAATTTTTATTAATGGGAATAAAACATGGCTGATATATTAAAAGTATTAGGTCAATTAGACCCAGCAGCTACAACAACAACAGTTTTATATACTGTGCCTGATATGACACAGACTACAATTAGTTCTATTGTGGCAGCTAATCGCACAGGATCAGCTATAACTTTTAGACTAAGCGTTCATGTAGCTGGTGCAGGTGCAGATGATAAACAGTTTTTATATTATGACAAATCAGTTGCAGCTAATGACTCATTAGCTATAGTTATAGGTATAACCCTTAATCAAACAGATGTATTAAAGGTTTATACGAGTGCAGTTAATATGAGTTTTAATGTGTTCGGATGTGAAACCTTAGAGGAAAGATAAATGGATATTAAACAACAAACCCAGAATGTAGCAGCACAAGGTCGTTATGGCGATTCTATGCTTATGCACGTTAATCCACAAGAAGTAAAAGGATTAGCGTCAGCTTTACCTTTAACAGTAAATCCGCAAACTGGACAACCAGAAGCATTCTTACCTTTTCTAGCACCTTTAATAGGAAGTGCTTTAGGAACTTCTTTATTAACAGCAGGAGGATTAGCAGGTTTATCAATGTCTCCAGCTCTTGCAGCAGGATTAGGAGCAGGATTAGCTACTTATGCTGAATCAGGTGGTTCAGGTAGTAAAGCATTACTATCAGGACTTACAGCAGGATTTGGAACTAATGCTGCAAATACAGCAGCACAAGGTGCAGAAACAGCAGCAGCAACTACAGCTAATATTGCAGGCACTAGTACATTAGCAGCAGGTGTACCAATGGCTCCAGAAGCTGCTGCTACAGCAGCACAACAAGCTGCATTAGCAACACCAAGAGCAGCTACAGGTTCTTTTAATGCACTAACAGATACATTTTCAGGTGGTTTTGATCAAGGAGCTAAAGCATTAGCATCAGGAGCAATGTCTCCTAGTGGTATGCTTGCTGGAGCAGCCGCAGGTAGTAGAGGAATAATAGAATCACAAGAAGCTTTTGCAAGACAGATAGGTGAAAGTGAAGAAGCATACAGAAGAAGAAGAGAAGAGATGTATCGCAATAATCCTGAACCTATTATTTACTCAGCAGGCGGTACTGTAAGAGGATTCAATGGTGAAGATGGTTCTGATACAAGTGGTGAATTACCACAAATATTTGCACCTGCTAGACAAGCTTATGATATTAATCCAAATTTTATGGCTGGTTTTAATCCAGAAACTATGTATTTTAATCCATCTACAATATCAGCTCCAGCATCAGGTTTAGAAGCAGGAGGTCCTCCAATCGTTTTAGATACATATACAGGCACTAAAGGAGGATATGGCGGTGATCCATTAGTTATATCACCTGAAGGGCGACAAGCATCTATTGATCCATTTAGTGCATATACAGGAGAAGCACCAGCAGGATTAGTTCCATACAGCACTACACAACCTGCACCTTATATAGATATAACTGGTGAAGATTTAGG